CTAGAAAGCTTTTTTTATCTGCAAGATTCATAGTCTCATAATCCCTACCAGCAGTACCAAAAAAATTATCCCTGTACAGTTTAGAATATCCTTTCAAAAAGGATTTCAAACCGCCAGGGTACTTAGCTTTAATCTTTCTTTCAATCCGAACATCTTCAGTAATATTGATAAATGACTTAGGAAGATCATCATCATTATCTTTTTTGACAATCTTCATCCATTCATCATTATCAGTCCAAAGAGCATGACCAACTTCGTGCAAGGTCATCATATCATAAATGTCACCTGTCATTTCCTTCAGAATCGGCAAACCTAGTTCACGATTCTTGGTATCGAAATATGCAGTAGGCATTTTCTTATGAACGACATGAATGTTCTCAGTAGCCAACATCTTTGCAAGCAGAGATTTTGCATCCTTGTTAATCATTTCCATGTTAAATTCTCTTGAATTATTATAGGGTTTGAATGAAATCTTTTTTCATTCTCTAGTTATATTATATCAAATTGGGGCAACATTGTCAAGGCAAAAATGAACTTTTTTTAAAAAAATTGTCCATATTCTGCTTCAAGTTCCTCATCATCGAGTTCTTCAAGATTCATTTTCTTGATCCAATCAATGTCTAGATTATCTTCCAGAGACTTCATCAATTCTCTTTCTAGATTTTCTAAAGCTACCTCTTGCTCTGGGCCCTTCACCTTAAATTCTATTGTTCTTACTTGTCGTAAATATTCTTTATGTTTCATAATACATCCATTTTCATTAAGTAGCCTTCAAGAACCATAAGTTCTTCATTGTTGGGATCAATATCACCATTTTCTGCAATAAATTCCCAATAAGAAGAAATTAATTCTTCTAAACTACGATTTAAACTTAAATCGATTTCCATAATATATTCTCTATTTGTAGATTAATTAAAATTAAAAGATGATTATCTAATATCCTCACACATAGAGCAAGGTTAATGAGTTCACCGCCACTAAATTACACCGTTGCAGGCACCAGAACATTTCCAAAAAGGAAACCATTTGCGAAAACAACTATTAGATAATCTCTCATCTTTCACTACTATTATACCAAACTCTGGTGAGAATGTCAAGTTTTTTTCAATGTTTTTTTTGGTTGCAGGGGTGGGAGTCGAACCCACTAAAACAGGGTTATGAGCCCCATCCAGATACCGATCTTCCCTGCGATCATTAATATGGCGGCCCCAATGGGATTTGAACCCATGTTACAGGATTGACAATCCTGCGTCCTAGGCCGAAACTAGACGATGGGGCCTCTTGGGTTGACAGACGAGAATCGAACTCGCAACCACCAGAACCACAATCTGGAGCTCTACCGATTGAGCTACTGTCAACATGGCTCCCCGAGCCGGACTCGAACCAGCGACAGATTGATTAACAGTCAATTGCTCTACCAACTGAGCTATCGGGGAATTGGAGCGAAAATAGGGAATCGAACCCCAATCATCAGATTGGAAATCTGAGGTAATACCATTATACGATTTTCGCTTAATCAAAAAACTGTTTTAGATTCGATTCTGCCCTATACTTTCCAATATTTTTCTTGTTATATACCAATTCTTTCGTTAAGTCAAAAGGCATTATTTGTGTCTTAATATATTCTGTTTCGCCAGGCAGTTTGATTTTCCATTCTAAATCTGAATGTTTTGGATGATTTAAGTTCCACGTAGCAGTTGATTTCTTCAAATATTTTCTATCCTTTTTACTCATAGGATAAATGTATCTAAACTGTTTCCCCTTCACTCTACTCAACTTCAATTCTTTTAATTGATCAAAATTTGGTCTATGTCCATACTTCAAACCTTCTTCATTTGGTAGTATTCCTTGCATAGTTCTAGGATGTACCTTTTCACCATTTTCAGTAACATAGGTATCTGTTATGGAAAATCCTCCATACAGAAAATTTGCAGCCTGATATACATACCCAGGCTTACCCACGATACCATCTGCCCACGTAAAGAGATACTTGATGTTTGTATTTTCTTTTAACCACTTGACTGATAATGACTATAATTGCGATTCACTATTTTTGGGCATCGAATCATCCATGCACATTTTACCAATTTCATAATAATCTTTAGTGTCTAATTCTGGAAATAGTGCTTGGATTGTATGTTTTGGTCTTGTACCCCAACCAAAAGTAATAACACCCACCAACTCTTCTTCAACGAAACAACCAAGAAAATACTTTGTCAAACTCGGCATTACCGCCGAATAATGTCTATCAGCAATAAATTCGGCTGCAGTAATTTTATCTATTTGTTTCAATAACATAATAATTTTTTGGTGGAGCTGACAAGAATCGAACTTGCTACCTCATCCGTGCAAGGGATGCGCTCTCCCAAATGAGCTACAGCCCCTCCAATTCATTCTGGATATTTTAATCCTTTTTCTTCCATCTGAAAATTTAGTTCATTTCTAACAAGTTGTAATACGCCATCTCTGTCTTGTTCATATTTGATCTTGTTTCGGATAAACTGGTCTATGTGCCAAACAAGAAGTGCCCATTCCATTCCCTTTGAAGCTGCATCAAAATTTTCCTTGTCTTCTTGTAATTCAAATTCAAGTATTGCTTTCATATAACCTTCAATAGTGTATATAAAAAATGACGATAGATGAGAAAGGTAATAACATCTACCGTCATTGGTCGCGGTTAATTTTTGTCCACACTCACGACTTGAGGACATGATGCAAACCACATTCACACTTGTTGTAAATAATGCAGTGGTTCGACTTTTGATCTTTAAAAATTTGTTGGCCCAACATGTTCACTAAGTTTCCTCAGTAGGAGCTGAGCCGTTCCCCACTACGGGGATACATGTTCTTTAAAAAAGTGAAGTGTACATCCCTGTATGGGCTGTAAACATATCCGTCAACATATCGTTGTAAATATTGTTGTACTCTGTCACAGACTTCTCTTCAAACTTTCTAGTCAACTTACAAAATTTCATATCGTAAGTGTCCAGTGAATTCAATGTGATTTTCAAATAGTTTGAATTAGAACTGTTTCGACCAATCCTCATTGACAAAGAGTTTTCATCTCCGGCAAGATTCTTGGCGCCTGTCATCATACGGAATTTGTTTCCGCCTAGTTGTTCTAGGATTGTTTTTGCCACTCTCATTCTGTCTTCTCTTTCACTTGCTATACTCATAATCTTTCTCTATACTAAATCAATATGTTCGGTGATCACCATTCGACCACCAGTTTTCCAATGTTTGATAAATCCAACAATGTCATCTTCGTATCTCATAACGTGTTCGGCGAATCCCATTGATCCATCTGAACACTCAAAAAATAATCTTATTCTACACATAATATTTTCGGGCCTTTCTAAACCACTCACTATATTGTTTCTGTTTCTTCTCACTAATTCTCTTGTATTTTCTCATCATCTTTTCTCATTCTCTAGTTATATTATATCAAATCCGTATAATAATGTCAAGTTTTTTCTTCATTATTTTCACTTTTTTTGGTGGGGAGGGCTGGAGTTGAACCAGCACAGTCGTTAGACGGCAGATTTACAGTCTGTTGAGCTCACCACTTGCACCGCCTCCCCTTTGGAGTGTCCGACAGGATTTGAACCTGCATAAAACGGATTTGCAATCCGTTACCTAACCATTCAGTCACAGACACATTTAATTTTGTAATTTTGGGTTGACAGATGAGAATCGAACTCACAACCACCAGAACCACAATCTGGAGCTCTACCAATTGAGCTACTGTCAACATTGGTAGGGCAGGATGGACTTGAACCACCGATCTTTTCCGTATCAGAGAAATGATTTAACCAACTAATCTACTGCCCTATGGCTCCCCGAGCCGGACTCGAACCAGCGACAGATTGATTAACAGTCAATTGCTCTACCAACTGAGCTATCGGGGATCTGGAGCGAGTATTCAGAATCGAACTGAAGTCATCAGATTGGAAATCTGAGATAATACCATTATACGATACTCGCTTAATCAAAAAACTGTTTTAAATTCGATTCTGCCCTATACTTTCCAATATTTTTCTTGTTATATACTAATTCTTTCGTTAAGTCAAAGGGCATTATTTGTGTCTTAACATATTCTGTTTCACCAGGCAGTTTGATTTTCCATTCTAAATCTGAATGTTTCGGATGATTTAAATTCCACGTAGCAGTTGATTTTTTCAAATATTTTCTATCCTTTTTACTCATAGGATAAATGTATCTAAACTGTTTCCCCTTCACTCTACTCAACTTTAATTCCTTCAATTGATCAAAATTTGGTCTATGTCCATACTTCAAACCATCTTCATTTGGCAATATTCCTTGTATAGTTCTAGGATGTACCTTTTCACCACTTTCAGTAACATAGGTATCTGTTATAGAAAATCCACCATACAGAAAGTTTGCAGCCTGATACACATAACCAGGCTTGTCCACAATACCATCTGCCCATGTAAAAAGATATTTGATGTTTGTATTTTCTTTTAACCACTTGACTGATAATGACAACAATTGAGATTCGCTGTTGTTGGGCATAGAATCATCCATGCACATTTTACCAATTTCGTAATAATCTTTAGTGTCTAATTCAGGAAATAGTGCTTGGATTGTATGTTTTGGTCTTGTACCCCAACCAAAAGTAATAACACCCACCAACTCTTCTTCAACGAAACATCCTAGATAATACTTTGTCAAACTTGGCATTACCGCCGAATAGTGTCTATCAGCAACAAATTCAGATGCTGTAATTTTATCTATTTGTTTTTTGTTATAAAAA